GGATCAATGGATGGACCCGAACGCGTGGGATGCGTGCTCCGCGCCGGCCGAGACGGTCGCGCCGGGCGAGGCCATCACGCTCGGGTTCGATGGCTCGATACGCGACGACGCCACGGCGCTAATCGGGGGCCGGCTATCGGACGGGTTGCTCTTCCCCGTGAAGGTGTGGGAACGCAAAGACATGCGCGACCTTCGCACCATTGCCGCGCACGACGCGCCGGCTTGGGAAGTGGACCGCCGCGACGTTGACGCGCGCGTGCACGAGTGCATGACGCACTTCCGCGTGGTGCGCATGTACGCCGACAATTGGCAATGGCAAGACGCGCTCGACAGGTGGGGCTCGGAGTGGCCGAAGGTGGTTGTGTCCTGGCCGACGAACCGCGAACGCGCCATGGTGCACGCGCTCGAACGCCTGCACACGGCCGTGGTGACTGGCGAGTGCACGCACACGGCCGATCCGACGTTGACCCGGCACGTGCTCAACGCGCGCAAGCGGGCCGTGCGCTCGGGCGATGTCATCACGAAGGATCGCCACAACTCACCGCGCAAGATTGACGCGGCCGTGGCGGCCACGCTGGCCTACGAAGCTCGGGCCGACGCCATCGCGGCCGGCGAGCTAGTCCCGAAGCGATCCGGCTACGCGTTCCTGTAAAAGCTCATGAGCGCTCTTCTACTCGGCGCCAGCGCCATACCGCTGGCCGACCGCACGCCACGGGATTGGCTGGCAATCCTCAACGCGCGGCTAGACACGCAACTGGCCCGCGTGGCCGTTCCGGAGGCGTACTACAACGGCGACCACCCGTTGCAATTCGCCACGTCGAAGTTCAAAGAGGCGTTCGGCAATCTGTTCTCGGCCTTCGCTGACAATTGGTGCGAAATCGTGGTGGACGCGCCCGTGGAACGCCTGCAAGTGATCGGCTTCCGCTACGGCGACGCGGCCAGCGAACAGGCGTGGCAAATCTGGCAGGAAAACGCGCTCGACGTTGAAAGCGTGATCGCCCACACGGAGGCCGGCAAGTGTGGCGTGGCCTACTTGCTCGTGGACCCGAACAACGGCGATCCGCGCATCACCGTTGAGCACGCGTCGCAATGCATCGTCGCGTGCGACCCTGGCAACCGCCGGCACCGGCTGGCCGGCCTGAAGCGCTGGCAGGGGGATGACGGGAAGCTCTACGCGACCCTGTACCTGCCCGACGTGGTGCTGAAGTTCGAAACCGCGCAACCGATGATTGCCGGGACCGGGCTCGACATCGACTGGACTAGCCGGCGTGACGGCCCGGACGTGAGTAACCCGCTCGGCGTGGTGCCGGTAATCCCGCTCACGAATGCGCCCACGATCTTGGGCGGCGGCCAGTCGGATTTGAAGCCGGCTATCCCGATTCAAAACGCCATCAACAAACTCTGCACGGACATGCTCGTGGCCTCCGAGTTCGGGGCCTTCCGCCAGCGTGTCCTAACCGGCGTGGAAATCCCGCGCGACCCGGAGACGGGCCGGCCGCTCGGGCGCTCCGAAATCGTGGCCGCGATGTCCCGGCTTTGGACGTTCGAAAGCACGGACGCCAAGGTCTATGACCTGAATCCCACGGACCTGTCCAATTTCGTGGCGGCCGTGGATATGTTCCGCCAGGACATGGCGGCGCAGACGCGCACGCCACCGCACTATCTACTCGGCCAGGTGGTCAACGCGTCGGGCGACGCGCTCAAGGTGGCCGAAGCCGGCCTCACGTCGAAGTGCCGGCGGAAGATTCTCTATTTCTCCGATCCGTGGGAAGAGTCCATGGCCCTGGCGCTGCAAAGCACGGGCACGGACGTGCGGCCGTCGGAAGTCGAAACGATGTGGGCCGACCCGGAGCGCACATCGCTCGGCGAACTCGTGGACGCCAGCGTGAAGAAACGCACGCTTGGAATTCCGCTCGAAGTGATTTGGCTCGAACTCGGATACACGCCCGAGCAAATCGCCGACATGAAACGGCTCGCCGGCCTGCCGGACAGGCCGCCACCGGGTGCCACGACCGCGAACGTTCCGCCGGTTCTCGGCGGCACACCGCCAGGTGGCCCCACGCCCACGCCGGCACCGCCGGCTACCGCACCACCAACCACATAAGGGGAACCGATGGACCCGGAGTCCACTTCCACCGACACCGAAGCCGGCTCGACGCCGGCCGAAGGTGAACAGGGCTCGACGCCCGAAAGCACCGAAGCCAAGACGCCCAAGACGTTTGACGAAGCGTACGTGAAGACGCTTCGCAAAGAGGCGGCATCGGCGCGCACGGAATTGGCCAGCACGAAAACGCAACTGGCCGAATTGCTCGACAGGGATAAATCGGAATCGGAACGCCTTTCCGAACGCGTGGCCGCGAGTGAACGGCGCGCGAGTGAAGCGGAAGCGCGGGCGGCCCGGTACGAAGTTGCGGCCGAGCATGGCTTGGACCTGAAGGTGGCCGGCGCCCTCGCCGGCACGACGCGCGAAGAAATCGACGCCAGCGCAAAGGTCTTGGCCGAAGTGATCGAAGCCCGTAAATCTCCGCCACCGGCTGGCGGTTTCGACGGCGGCGCTCGTGAGCGTTCCGCCGAAGCCAAGACGCCTGAAGCCGCGCATAACGACTTGCTCTTGCGCGCGCTCGGCCGCCAGCCGTAGCGCTTCCCCCACGGGGGTTCGAGGCCCCCTAAATCATGCCGAACGTTATTCCCCTCTCCGGGGCCACGCCTGCCGGCGGCGGCTATCTCTTGCCGCCTGAACAGGGCGCCCTCATCACCAATGGCGTGCTTCAGTCGGCCGGCGCCATCGCCCTGGCCGGCGACTCGCGCGCCACGTCGTCACGCAAGACGCAATTCCCTATCTGGCTCGGCACGCCGACGGCCGGACCCGTCGGCGAGGGTGCGCCGAAGCCCGTCACGGGTGCGGAGTTCGGACAGACGGAAATCAACGTGAAGAAGTTCGCCAGCATCGTGCTCTTCACTGACGAAATGATCGAAGACGTTCAGTCCGGCGACCTTTCGCCGCTCGTGGACGCTGGCGTGCGCACGGCGATTCAGGACAGCATCGACGCGAACGCCATCGGCATGGACTCGGGCGTGGCCATTTCCGGCGTCTTCGACACGATGCTGAAGAGCACGACTTCGGTCGTGGAGTACGACGGGTCGAAGGCGGACGGGCTCGAACTCGCCGTGTCGTCGGCCATGGGCATTCTCGAAGCCAACGGCTACGGGAACGTGGGCCAAATGGGCGCCCTGCTCGGCTTCGGCTTCGCACAGAAGCTCCGCGATGCGCGTAGCTCGAACGACACCACCATGCGCGTGTACGGCTCGGGCCGTGACCCCCTGTACGGCATTGCGCCGTTCATGTCTACGAACCTCTCGGCCCTGTCCGTGGCGGCCGGCGCCACGAAGATTCTCGGCTTCGTCGCATACCGGCCGAATATCCACGTGCGCATCCGCAAAGACGTGACCGTGGCCGCATCCACCGAAGCCACCGTGAACGATGGCGTGGCGGATCGGAAGCTCTTCCAAGAGGACCTTACGGCCGTCCGCTACGAAACGCGCCTGGCGTTCATGGTGCACGACCTGAACCGGGCCGTTGTCGCCATCAAGGATGCGACGTAAGCCGGCGTCATGCCCACGAAGGATGAGCTAGCGACTTTTGCGGCCGACCATGGCATTGACGTGCCGGCGTCGGCCCTGAAGTCCGACTATGAGGCCGCCATCGCGGCGGCCGGCTATGACCCTGACACGCTCGAAGCACCGGAGGCCGAACCTATGAGCGAAGACGAACTCACGCCGGAAGAGGCTTACGAGCTTTCCCGCCAGGCGCATTTCTCGACGTACTCGGAGGCGCCGGCACCGAAGGATGCGGCCAACCCGCCTGACGGGCCGTCCGTGCTCCAAGAGCTTGGCAAGCCCACCGAAGGCGCCGTGACCCGGTTCGGCGAGTAGCCGAATGCCGCTTCCCGAAGACCCGCCGGCCATCACGCAAGTGCCACGGTCGGCGGGTATCGGGCTCGACATTCCCGAGCGCAAATCGGATTGCTCGGGTGTGCGCCCGTCGTGGTACCCGTTCCAAATGAACGTGTGCGACATCGACGCGCCCGACGAAGAGCCGTTCACGTATCGACAACTGCACGTGCCACCGCCACCGCCATGACCGCGCCCACCGTTCCACCGCTCGACACGCCCACGACGGCCGACGTGGCCGCGCTCTTGCGCGCGCGTACGAAAGACCTAACCGGCGTCGAAATCGGCGACTTTACCGCTG